TGTGGCGGCACGTCCCATTGCCCTGGAGGCTTACGCACAGGGCGTCTCTTCGTAAAGTAACCGATCATCCATCCGATCGTTCCTGCTCCCAACGCGACCAGCATGTTGCCGATCAGCGTGTACTGGCTCAGGATCATGTTTCCCGTAGTGACGTAGTCACTCAGGAGTTGGGTTACATGCTCATACATGAGTCGCTCCATTCACTTAGGCCGCCCTGTGGGTTTCCCTCTCGCACTCCGCGGATTCGCTTTCCCGAATTGACCAGGACGTAGGTTGTTGTCAGGTCGGTGATAGCCTGTCCTGCTATCCTTGCACGCTTGTTCGCCTATCTCAGTCTTCCAGAATCTGCCATCGTACCATACGTGGGCGAGGCAGTCCTTGCAAGTCCTAGGCGGTCGTTCCCGGTACGGCGTATCCCTGCCCACGAGGCTCCCTCACCCCCAGGTACATCTCCTTCGCCTGCTCACTCGGCTTCGCGGCCGACAGCTTGTTGAGTGGGTGCTGCATGTTGCCTCGCTTTGGCTTGGCGCATGTAGCGCAGAGCCACCAACCGTGCTTGGCGCCACGAACCGACTTGTCGCTACGAGTTGCACACTCGCAGAACAGGGTCGGCTTCTGGTACACGCCGATCATCCTAACTGTCGACCCTTCAGGCTGGTCTCCGAAGGTCGACATGAAGCCGTTCGCTTCGGCGTCGTTGTCGAACTCGAGTACTACGTATCTAGCCATTCTTTGCCTCCTTCAGAACGCAGAACAGCCCGACCCCATTACAGGGCCGGGCCGTCGTGCTCTTGATCGTTCCATGTGTCAAGTTTCCCCTGCTCCTCAGCCGGTTCGGCCTTCTGCTCGGGGACTTCCAGTCCTGCCGGAGCAGCAAACTGGACATGCTCGTGCTTGTTGACCTCGCACTGCTCGGTCTTGGGGTGAAGGTGGATGATGCTCTCCTCAGGCCACCGTTTGTCGGTCAGACGCCGGTTTGCTTCGAGCCGGATCGCCTGAAGGTCTGTCACGCCCTCGGAGTGGTAGTACTCATGCATCTGCCTTCACCTTATCTCCCAACAGTTCCTTCAGCCACGACCACTTCAGGTCGAGCTGTTGAAGTCGACCTCCGTCGACTGTGTCTCTAGCAACGATGTCGATGACTTGTACCGCGTTCCGTTGACCGATACGATGCAGTCGATCCTCAGCCTGCCTATTTCGACTTGGGTTCCAAGTACGATCCAGGAAGATGACTGTGTCGGCTGAAGTGAGAGTAATTCCCTCGCCACCCGCATGTATGGTGCCCAAGAAGGCGCGAGCCCTCCCAGCTTGGAACTTCGCCACGACGTTGTCACGATCAGCTTGTGCAGTATCGCCGGTGAGCACCACGTGACTGATGTTCTCCCTTGTGAGTCTGGCGGCAAGTAGGTTGATAGCTTGCTTCGACTCACTAAAGACGACGAACTGCCTAGTAGGGTTGTCTTGTAGTTGATCCAAGACGACGTCCAGCTTCGAAGATGGCTCCGAAAGCTTGACGCGTGTCTTGGCTTGTACTTCACCCGTTGACCTGTTGCGAACCTGCACCTCTTCGAGCTCAGCGTACGCCAGAGCGAACTGCTTGAGCCTGACGAGCTGGGCCACAACAATGGGTGCAGCAATTGGCTCGTGTTCGTGTTCCCCAATCCAAGCCAACATGTCATGTCGCATCTCATCGTAGATCCTGCGCTGCTTAGGCGCGAGGTCCACTTCGATCTGTGTGTAGTACTTTTCAGGCAGCTCACTGATCACCTCTGCCTTCAGCCGCCTCATGTAGTACGGTGCAATCTCTGCATGAAGCTCGTCGACGTAGTCAACGCCGACCATCTTCTTGAAGCTACTCTTGTGGAAGTCCTCGCAGTTAGGCACAGGACACTTGAAGCCGTTGGCCTGTGAGGCTGCTTGGTGCCACTGGTACTTGACGTGCTTACGCTCGTAGCTCCAGTAGCTCGTCCACCGCTTTGGGTACAACCAGTTCAACAACGACCAAAGGTCTTGTGGCGCGTTGTCTGCCGGCGTGCCCGACAGTGCCGTCTTGTAGTTGGTATGAAGCTTCTTGAGCGCCCACGTTTGCTGCGCCTTCCGATTCTTCATCCGGTGAGCTTCGTCGGCGACGATGTGCCACCACGAACGCTTCTGAAGCTCTTCGACTAGCCGTACCCCTTCCCAGTGGATGATGTAGTAGTGGTACTGCGAGTCTAGTTCCCTAATGAACTTGCCGCGCATCTTCGGGTTGATCACCGCAACCCTCGCGGCAGGCCATAGCTGCTTGATATGCCACTCCCACACGCCCAGAACAGACAAGGGCGCAACGATGAGCGTCGGATACTCCAACTGCCGTCCAGGCAGCTGTGTAGTGCGACGTCGTAGGTCCAACGCTAGAGCCTCGAACGTCTTACCGAGGCCCATGTCGTCGCCTACCAGTACAGATGGTGTGTCGACGAATCGATCCACCAGCTCCTTTTGGAACGGATAGAGTTTCATTCCGCCTCCTTCTTCGACTTGAAGTTCTTGATCACCCATCCTTCCCCTTCAAGGTCGAATGGGACGCTAAGTAGTGCTTCGACGTCCTCGTCGTACAGGATCTCGCACGCGCATGGGGACAGCGCGTCAAACGGCAGCCTGTCCTTTACGTGCTGACCAATCCTGAACATACGGTAGGCCGCAAGTCTACCTACTTCGGTCAAGCAGGTAGTTGCGTATGTGTAAATCTCGTGAGGTGTCCTGCCCTCTTCGCGTATAGCACGGGAGATCTCACTGTTGATCTTGTCGACGCCCTCGTCGAAGATCTCATGTATGAACTTGGCGAGTGCAAGCGCGCCATGTTCAGTGTCGCGATCGATGTCGTACTCCTGTTCCTCATCGGTCTTGCCGACGATATACAGGCTGTGCCACGCATTCCGAAGCACTACCAGCTCGAGCAGTACCTTCCTGGCGTGCTCACGCTTTGTTGTCATCAAACCTCCTACTACGCGTAAACGTCTAACTAAGGTCTAACGTTACTAGACCTTAGAGAGACAAGGCTTGTCCACGCCCTACGTAGCTTTACGTGGCTATTCGTCTCTCTAGAGTCTACTAACGTCCGCCGAGCTCTCCTCCGCCGTGTGTCTCCATGCGAAGCTGCTCGTCGATCTTGGCGCGCACTTCTTCCGTCAGGTCCGGAATTGCCGGGAAAGCCTTCTCCCGCTTCACTGTCAGTGGAATCGTGCCGTCCGGGTTAACCTGGATCGTCCGGACGACAGTACCGAACGCCCTGCATCGCTCGTTGCGACACTCGATGACGTGTAGCGATGCACCTCGAGTGATACCAGGAAGCCGTGGAGCGGGTCGCTCGCCGACCTTCTCGCCGGGTTCCTTGCAGCGGAAGCAACGCTTTGCCTCTTCGTACGTAGTGTCGGTCACTCTACTCTTTCCCTCCTCATTAGGAATTCGACAAGTTCCTCCAGCCGGGTAACGCGATCGTGCAGGTCCTTCACGTTGCCCTGGATCATCTGCGTCGCATTGCCCCGTCGAGCCTTCCTTGGCGTGTATGCCTTCCACGCCTCGAGCTCCGGCGGCTTCCACAAGATCCACCGGCTCGTCGCATTCCCACCGCCTCGACGAAGTTGCTCGATGCAGCCCATGCCTACGAGCTGGTTCTTGATGCTCGTGTAGTAAGGTACGCTCAGAAGCAGTTCGTCGAACAGCTTCGTGTAGTGTCCCTCGTACACTCGCACGGTCTTGCCGTCAGAGCTCGACGCGCTCAGCTGCTCTGGCTTCGACCGCTTCCACATGAGTTCGAACACCTTGACCGCATGCTCGAAGAGAGCCGGAATGACTGTAGGGTCTACCGCTTCCGGCTCCCCCCGAGTAGAGGCTCTCCCGTCAATTGCCATCCAACGCCTCCTGTATCCGTTGCTGCAGGTTCTTGAGTGTAGCGAGTTCTTCCTGTGCAGTAAAGACCACATCGAGGAAGTCCTCTACCGTTTCCGGCGTTTGGTCTTCCTCAATGAGGCCGTCTATCTCCTGCTCCGCAATGGTGACTACGACCTCCAGCGCATCGTCAATCTGGTGAAGGTCGTCCTGCGACAAGTCCAGTTTCAACATCTTCCCTCCTCCTTCTATTATATACCGGGAGAATCGTTGGACCGCAAGGGGGCTATTTATAGAGGTGTAACACACGGGCCGTGTAGCGGGAAATCCCACAGGGCCTGGAGTGTCACGGTCGATCAAGATCGTTTTGAGGGCAAACAAAAAGGCTCGGAACCGGTTCGCGATTCCGAGCCTTTTTGCCGGGAGACTGCGCTCCCCTACCACCAGCGTGCCCCAGTCTTCTACGTCACGCTAGGGTGTCCTTACATCCAGACGAAGTCCTTCATGATGTCACCTCCCTCCTCTACGGACTAGAAGGGTGGCTCCTGGGTGAACTCGTCCTTGATCAGAGGAATTCGGAGCTCTTTGTCGTACCGTACGTCGACCTGCGGCGTCTTGGTGATGCTTGCCACGTTGCTGTGGCTCTCGACCATCTTGGTCACGTACCGCGTCGGAACCTTGCCCGAGGCGAGGAACAGGATCAGCTGGTCGAGGTCGTAGCTGGAACGACTGCCGGCGCCGCCGGTGATGTACCAACGCCCGCCTGCGAAGATGGCGGCGTAGGCGTACTGCTTGCCGTCAACTTCGAACTGCTTCTTGAACCGGATGACGGAGCTGTCGTACTGCATCGGCAGAAGGGACTCCCGCAGCTGGTCCGCGATCGTCCGCTTCTCGAGCAGCTCCGCCTGTGCCTGCCTGGCCTGAAGCTCCATTGCGAGGAGCTTGTCAGCGTCTGTCACTTTACCCTCCTTGAGTCCGTACATCAGAGCAAACGTAGCCTGCGCGCCACGCTTCGTGTAGCTGGATAGGACCAACTTTTCGATTCGCGGCCAATCCACGCCGTCTGCGTCTGTCATAACACCCTCCTAGTGCTGTCATTGCGTGGGGAGGTGAGGAATCGAACCTCACACTGGTGGTTGAGCATCGGGCCGACACTGCACCCGCCACCGCAAACGTCTCGCCTTTCCGTCACTCCCCTTGGCATGGCCGAGCCTAACAAGTGGGGAAGGACCAACTTACACCACTTTGGCAGGGCGCCCGGCCATGCGTTTAACGTAGGCGCTTCTCCAGAGCGCCCGCGCCCATGCCAGGAATCGAACCTGGGCTAGTATTTCCTCCTTCGGAGGAGCATCGCCAGATGCACAAGGGCTTGTGCTCGCTCCGGAGGACTAATCCGGTTGGGCCGGCGAGCGCGGCCTATGTCGTTATGCGGTCTTGAGAGTCCATCCCATGACCTTGCAGGCGCCCTCGGCGAGCTCCTGCTTCTCGGCGTCGGTCAGAGCCTTGATCTCCTTCTGGAAGTCGGCCAGCGGCCGCTTCCCGCCCCCCTCGTTGAAGTAACCCGCGAGAGCGCCGACGATGGTCTTCGTGTCGCTTGTCATTGCCTACTCCTGACTCGTGTAGCGAAGTTTGCTCTTGAACAGGGGCACAGGCAAGCATCGTTACTATCCGCCCATCGGCATCGCCAGTGACGGCCTCGTTCACTCTACTTGCCTGTGCTCGTGGACAGGCTGCCTACGACGGCGTACCCCTTTCGGGACCTGCCCTGCTCGAACCCCGACTGCTACTCGGCTTCCTCCACAGGCGCGGCGGACTCAGCCTCCACCGTCGGAGCCTCGGTCGCCTTGGCAGCGGCCTTCGCCGCCTTCTCGGCCCGAGCGGTCTTGCCAGCGGCGACACGCGAGTTCTTCGCGTCCCACCACGCCAGACCCTCCTCCGGCTTGATGTACCAGTCGTACCCGTCCTGCGCGTGGACCGGGAACGGGTTCTTCGCCGACTCGCCCTGGTTGTTCTTGATGTACGAGTAGACGACCTGCGGCGGAACGACCTTCTTCAGGTGTTCCGACAGGAGCTTGGCGAACTCGACGGGCTTCACGAAGCCCTCGGGAGCCTTCGGACGCGCGGCCTTCGCCGGCGCCGACTCCGCCTTGGTTCCCTCGCCCTCCGTGGGGAGCACGTCGCCGTCCTCTGCGCTGGGGACGTCGACGTCCAGGTTGGCGTCGTCGTTGACCTCGAGGTCCAGAGCGTCCGTGGTCGGAGCCTCGGTCTGGGCGGCATCCTCGAAATCGGGGGTGGTCGTTGCCTGCGTCATGATACCCTCCTAGTTTGGTTGACGCTGCTGCTTGCTTACTTCAATTATACCACACCCCGCAGCTTGGACTGCAAGGGGGCTCATTGAAGATTTTCGGGGGCTCTTTCGGAGGGACCCCCTGTACGCGGCTCTAGGTAGGATTCGAACCTACACTTCCGTTGTACCCCGCTAAGAAAGGCGGCAACCCTATCGGGAGCACTAGAGCCTGCAGCCTCGATGGTGGAGTCATGCACCAGGCTGCGGTGTTAAGTTGTCGTACGCGCGCTAGACGGGATTCGAACCCGCACTTCCAATCACCCAGGTTGGCAGGGCGTCCGCCTAACGGCGGCCTAGCGCTGTGATGCCTACGCCCCGGTCACCCGAAGCGCGTACTGCCCGACGGTCTCCTCGGTCGGATCCGTGAAGGACAGCTCGCCGTCCTTCACGTTCGGCACGAGTGAAGCGTCGGTGAACATCTCTGCCCGGATCTGCCCCGGAGTGCTCTTGACGGAGCCCTGGACGATGGCCTTGCCTTCATCGTCGTACACGACGACGGTCGTGACGAGCGAGTCGGGCGCGTGGTCCGCGACGTGGTCGATGATGGATATCCACCGCTCCTCGTCCGTCTGCTCGACAACCGTACGCACGTGGAGCTCCGGCGTCACACCATCTTCGATGTCCTCGACCGGGACCCACTCGCGTACGATTCGGACCGTGTCGTACTGTACTACCTTCATTGCTGTTCCCTCCTGACGGATGGACTTTACGTGGGGATGGCAGGGATCGAACCTGCGAACTAAAGCGGCGGCGATTACCGGTAGTGCTCTCCATGAGCTACATCCCCTAGGTGGCCAAGCACCACATCCCGTCCGCACGCTCATAACGTGGGCTCCCCCGGAATGTCTCTGCCGATACTTGGCCACGATTCAATTGTAAGGTGGTACAGGTGACACGAAACGATTGAGGCTTGTTACCGCCAGGGCGCTTTATTGATCGCCCGCATGGCTACCACCTCCTTAGCCATACCTCTCGCTCTACTTCAATTATACAGGAGCCCCAAACCTCGACTGCAAGGGGGCTCTTTGGTGCATTTCTTTCCGTGCCCCGGTAGGGAATCGAACCCTCGCTCGGTATCTTCCAACCGCGCACTGCCAGTGCTACCGGGACGTATTTAGTTAGGGATCGTTGATAATGCGCCACCTCTTTGTCGCCGCCCTGTGGGGATTGCTACAGTACTGGTGCTGTATACCCGGATATACCAACGTTGACTAGTATATCCCACGTAGCCTGCCACATGCTGTAGCGGTGCTTCGCACGACGGAAGAACCTCTTGCGCCAAGGAGTCTTCCACATCTCCATGATGCCGACCCTATCTTCGACTCGGTGCATTGCATTACCTCCCTTCTATCCCATTATCACCCGGTGCCCCCTTTGGACTACAAGGGGGCCCTTTGGTGTCACTTGTACATGATGGCCATGTTGGAGTACATGATCGCCATCTGGATGTGCCGGTTTCGGTCAGAGATCGCCGACGTGAAGGCATGGTCACCTTCCAGCTTCACCATCGGGAGCTGACTGTTGCCGTACTTCTGGAACGCTTTCTGGACGTGGCCGGCGATGTCGTCGTTTAGGTCCTCGACGATTCTCACCTCGTTCCCAGCCAGGATCGCGAACTTGTACCAGGCCTCCTCATTGCTTGCCATTGCTCCTCCTAAGCTAGACACGGAGGCACACCTCCCCCGAAGATGTGCCAACGTGCTCAGCTGGGCTGGAACCACTCGCGGATGTCGAGGCTGAGGCCCCGCTTGTTGTGAACTACGGTCACCCGCAGCTCACCCTCCTTGTACACCATGCTCGTGTACGCCTTGTTGCCGAAGGTGTCCTTCTCCGACGCCCACGGCAACGACCTACCGCCCTCCGCCAGCAGCCCCGTGATGACCTTCTCCGGTGTCTCGTCGTGTAGCTCGTCCGTGTAGACGGATCGCACGTCCGAGAGCGCCGCAGAGAGCCAGCTCATGACTGCCTCGTTGAGCACCAGGTGTGCTCCCTTTCCAGGTGCGAGTGACATCTCGTACCTCCTTTCGCGGGTTGGCTGCTTTGCTGCGTACGGCCTATGCCGACCAACCCTCTGTACTACTCTGGCTGCAGGCGGTCGAGGGCCCTGTCGTAGCCACCGTCGACCATCATCTCGGCCAGTCGCTGGTCGAGCTGCGCCTGAGGCATGTGCATGACCTCCCGGCCGAATCGGATCGCGAAGAGAACGTTCGCGATCTTCCCCTGTCGCCGCTCCTCGTAGAAGACCTTGCGAGCCCTCTCCTCGTCGACGACCGGCTCGAGCGACTGCAACGTTGCCGTTGCGCTCTCGGCGGCCTGGCGGTGCTCGTACTCGTCCTTCCGCGCCTTGTGTGACTGCGACGGCGGCAGAACGTTTCCACGCTTGTCGACGCACTTCTCCCCGACCCGCGCACCGCAGCTACGCTTACCGACGCACGGTGCAGTCAGGTAGAACTCATTCGACATGGTACCCTCCTTGCCTGAGGGTCGCCTACTCTTAGCAACCCACAGAGCCGCTGACAGACTTGCGCCTGTCAACGACTCAGCAGGTTACTGTCGGAGTTCAGAGACGTGGAACGAGAGCTCGTGGTCGGCGTAGTTCTCGGAACACTCGAGGAAGCCAGCATCGAACTCGACCATGACAGCCATCTGGCTACCTTCGTGAGTCCACGTGTTGTCCTCCCCGATCAGTGTCATCGCTCCGTCTCGTAGGTACACTACGGAGTCGGGGTGTTGCGCGCACTGAGCCACCACTCGTACCCTCTTCACGTTCTACCTCCTCTAGCAACTTCCTGGTCTCCTCGCACTCCTTTGGCCCACTCCACGCAAAGACAAGAGTACGCCTCACGAGACCCTCCTTACTGACCGTTTCTTCTTAGGGGGCCCTAAGATGTTCGTTCCTTCAACGGTCAAGCGCCTCGAAGGCTTTCGACGGCCTTCGAGGCCTCACTACCCAGGCATTTGGAACACTGTTACTGTCCCGTCGTAGTAGTGATACACCTTAGCGACCGGAAACACGAAGACCCACTCGTTGTGGAATGGGCACCAGTAGCAGCGCGCTCCGGTCTCTATTGAGGTGTTTGTGTACTCGAGCTTGCACCCCTCGTGGCCTGACACGAGAAGCTTGCGGGGCTTCACGCGGTGTTGATCATCGGCCCTCCGCTGACTGCCTGGTTGCCCAGCCACGCCAACGAAGCTTGCAGCGCCCGATCGTCCTCGAACTCGAACCGGAACACCTGAGTGTAGGCAGGTTCGTCCTCCACCATCCGGTCGCGACTGAGGAGCGCTCCCGAACCCGGCTCGAGCTTCTCTGTTGCAGGAACAGAGACTACAACCACCACGTCGATCATGGTGTACCTCCTTCCGTACCTGTAGTGGCTCTGACACCACTACAGGCGGTCGTTCTACTGAACGACGCACACAGCCCACGTTGCGTTGCACCAGTACAGTCCGTTGTTGGCGGCTGTCGGACACACCTGCTCGGAAGTGTCTACCTCCCAGGAACTCGCGTCGTTGTCCTTCAGTTCCACCGCGGCTGGCGGACGAACCAGCATCGGCTCGCCCTCGAGTGCTACTCCGTGCGCTATGCACATGGTCACGATCTTCATCGTTGACCTCCTCTCTACTACTAATTATACTCGAGCACCCTCTTCGACTACAAGAGTCTTGAACCGGGTGCTCTTTGGGGCTCTTTTGCGGGCCCGTTCCATCGAAGGATACCGTCAACAACCCGGCGGACCCTCTCGTCACCAGTGCAGGATGAACATGCCGCCGAGGCCCGTATCGCGTTCGAGCTCGCCACGACACTCCTCGCAGACGGCCTCGGTGAAGGTATGCTCCTCACCGTGCTCGTCCTGGCATACCTGGAGAGCTACCGCGTTGAGTACGGCCGGCTTCTCACAGTATCCACACTCGCCTGGCTCCGAGTACTTCGACAAGTCTATCATGACTCGCCTCCTTTCGTGGAGCGGTGGGATTGAACCCTACCAGCAATATCCTGGCCGCCCCGTACGAGGCCTACTTCTCGAGGTCGATGTCGGTCTCCTCACCCTTCCACGTGATCGGCCCGTACAACATCTCGTCGACGCCTTCTACGTACTCGTAGTCCCAGCCGATGGCTGTGGACCGCGGGTCCTTGACGCCGTCGAACTGCACCAGGTAGAGCGGTCGACTGGCGTTACCCAGATCGATCAGCCTCGTGCAGGCGTCGTACAGATCGATCGAAGTGGTGTTCGGGACCGTACCCTCGGCGATAGCCTTGAGCACCGACTCCTCGATGGACACCTCGTACTTTCGGATGACAATCATGTCAGCCTCCTTTCGTGGAGCCGTTCCATTGAAGGATACCTACGACTACTAGGCGGCTCCGTGAGTCACTCACCCTTGAACGGTGCGAATCCCTGCTCCCGTAGCTGATTGAGCACGTTTCCACACTGTTCGATCTCTCCCGTCAGAAACTCTTCGTCCTCGTCGCCGTACCGCGGATCCCCGTTGTACTTCGACTCACGATCCTTGAGTAGCACCTCTGAGTACTTCTCGAGTGCGAACCAGATCGTGTGAACGTCGACCTCGTCTCGAAGTTCGATCCTCATGGGTTCGATCCTCTCTGTAGTTGTGAGTACTTCCTGCTTCTACTTCAATTATACCCCAGCACCATATGGGGTCTGCAAGAGTCTTGACACACGGGCTCTTTCAAGAGCCCCGTTCAGCGCACCTGCTACTTTCAGAACCCCACAGGGCGATGAAACCTTGCGGGGCGGCGTCACTACCTGAGGTTGGCTCTCGACAGTAGTGCGCGGTTGTTGAGGCTGTTCCGTGTGTGACCCTTTCGCTCCACGGTCCAGTTGTGTTCGATCGGGTACACCTTGTAGTACTCCACTGCCAACTCCGTTACTTGCTCGATCCGCCTCTCGACCTGCGCTTCGTAATCCGGAGCTTCTGGGTTCGTAACGATGGTCGCGATCAACTGCGCCATCGCCCGTGGGTGGAACTTAGCGGCCATTACTGGCTCCTCTCTACTTGTCGAACCCCCGCGATCCGAAGGTAGAGTGTGAAGTTGTAAGGTGTGCGCAACCTACAAAGGCGGTGAAGGGGAGCTTTCGCTCCCCCTCGCCTCTAGTACAGCGGCTCCTGACCAGTGCGCTCGGCATATACTGCCTTGACGAAGTCTAATCCACTGTGTGTACTAGACCCGGGAGAACGCTTGAGTACCGCATCAATGTTCTTCCCCACCGGACGCTTACCGAGCTTGGTTCGCATGTACGAGGGTCGCATCATACTCGTCATACGAATCGCCTCAGTGTAACTGAGACCTAGCCTCTGTTCGATCTGGTGTTCGATCTCTTCGAGACTAACCACTCTCTTAGCCACCGACTCGCCTCTCTGTAGTTATCGCCTCACCTTGTTGGTGATACAATAATTATATCCCAGCCCCATATGTGGTGGAAAAGGAGCGAATCTGGGGGGCTCTTTGGGGGCACTTTTATACACACCGGAACCTGATTCCTGTTACGCTGTCTCCCGTACCCAGGAATTCAAGTTCGACCTCCTTCCCTCTTCGTCTCGCCATCCGACCTAGTATGGTGGCAAACATTCTAGGGTGACAGTCCAAGTACGTACTGGGATCGTCTGCAAATCCGGTATACAGGGTAAAGGTCTCGCCACAACACAAGTGGTCCCAATCATACTTAGCCATCCACCCTGCCGTCCTCGGCTCGTACGTTGGCATACCGCTCTCGAGCAAGGCGCTCTTCGTTCTTGGTCTGCACCCTACGTTCGTCCCGCTCCTCCTTGGTCTTGTAGAACTGGAAGTAAATGCCAGCCGTACCCTCGAGCGTTTCGGTATACACGTACATGGTCTCAACCTGCGCCAGCCCCCTGTTATGGAGCTGCACTACCATGTTCCGAGTTGGTACCGAGTAGTGGGTTCCCCGCACAATTACGTGCGCCTTCCCGTCTAGCCATTCAGCCCAGGGATACTTCGACGTCGTTGTGCCGATACTTGGGGCCGTCGAGTTGGACGTTTTGGCATTACCTCCCTCCCTACCGGTAGATAGGGAGATAGGGAGGGAAGGCTCGTTACTTACTCCCGGTAGCGTTACCGGTAGGGAGGTAGATAGCGGCCTTCTTGGCCCACTGTCTACCGCTCGGGCAATGTCGTCATCGCTAACCAGTGGGAACACGTAGTCTCCCATATCTTCCTCCCGGGATCTAAGGTCTCTATTTCTATTATATACTACGTCCCCTTTGGAACACAAGGGGTCGATTTTCTAGGATCTATCGGTCTAAACCGGTCGCTCGGTTCCGTGCTTTTGAAACGACCCGTTGATATCTCCCTATCTATCTCCCCTGGTTTTATCTATAACCAAATACTAATAGGTTTATTAACAAGGATATAGTGAGAGGAGAGAGGAGGTGGTCGCCTATACACAGTAACACTTAGGCTTTATAAGGAGGGTGGGGATATCTATCTCCCGGGAGATAGATAGGGAGGTAGATACCCGCCCCTTCGCCGGTACTTTTGAGCCTAAATCCCGCTCCCTGCGGCCCGCAATCTGACCCCTATGGGCATGTGGGATTTAGGCTCCGATGCCCCGTGGCCCCCGTGTAGGCAGGTGCCGCCCTAAAAATGGCCCCCTTGGGGCCAGACCCGGGCGCTGGACCCCCTTCGCCGCCGTACCGCTCCCTGCCCCGATGGCCCAGGCCCGAGTGGAGCGACCCGCCGCCCTATTTTTGGCCCCCTTTGGGGATAAAGACGTTTCACCTTAGATCCGATGGCCCGAGCGGGGCGTGGAGCGAGGTTTGCGCCGAATTTTGGACCCCTTTGGGGGCAAAAGAAAAGCCCCCGGCTTTCACCGGGGGCTCTCTTTTAGTACGTCACCAGGATGGTCTCCCAACCTAGCCGTACCGCGGCCTCCACGATCTCGGGGGACCAGTAGAAGTAGTCAGGATGGTCTACATCCATCTCGTACTGGCCCATCACCGGTGGCTTGACGCACACCGGCTCGATCTGGCCCTCTCGCTCAAGGCGTTCCATCTGGAACTGGACATCACGCTTCGCGTGACGCCGTAGCAGTGGGCGCACCGTGAACGGGTGAACCTGGTAGATCTCCCTAGCCATGGGACCCTCCTTTCATCGGGGGTGATCCGAGTCACCCTAGGACCGGCTGGGCTTGGATGTTAGCCTACGCTACTAGAACTTGACTGGGGACTGTCCGTTGATCACGATGTGGTACAACGTCCAACCTTCGAGGCACGCCAGGGTGTACACCGCGGCGTCATATTGTGACCACGCTTGGCAGGTGCCGCACGTAGGCACGTGACGCATCAGGTCCCGGATTGCCTTTCTGGCCTCATTCAGGTCTTCGTCTTGTGGGTTAACCTCGCGCCAACCATTCATATCCGTCTCCTTTCAGGTTGGCCCAGCCGGTCTTAGCACGACTCGGATCTGTCGATGTGATCATCTTGCACCGCCGGTACCCGTGGGGGTTACTTACCGGTTAGTAGGTACGATTCCCAACTCGATCTCGATCTGGCGGATCTTACCGATCGCTTCCCACCCTACTGGGCACGTCGCGGTCAACTCGATCCTCCAGATGTCGTCCTCGTCTCGGTGATCCGTGCAATCGTTGCACGTCTCACTGTGCAACCTCCACAAGTCTTGCTCGTCGAGGTACCTCGTCCACTTAGCGTCCATAACCTCGCTCCTTTCGGTTGACGTTACGGGCACCGGCGATGTAAGACGATCACATCGTGTTCGACAGGTGGCCTTGTGAACCCCGGAGGTAAGTCTAACTCAGTACTACCTCCTCACTGGTGAATTAGGCGGTTAGGTCCTCCAGCCCAGGAATGACGTCCTGTGCTGCAGGCGCGCTGATCTTGACGACGTACCCTGCACGCGTGATGTACCGGATAACGAACTCGGCAACCTCGGACTTTGTCAGGTCCCGGAGGTTCTCACCGAAGATCTTCACACCCTTCACGATCAAGCCGTTGCGGGCGTAGTTGTACATCATCTGCGGGCGGATCGCAGCGGCTCCGTTCGCTGCCAGCACAAGGTTAACAACCTTGGCAAGCCCGTAAATGGTGTACGTGTCCTCGGTAAGCACTCCCTCGAGGAGCTCGAGGTAAGCGGCCTTGGTCTCGTCGTCGATGTTGATCTTAGCGGACATTGTGGTCTCCTTCTGTAAGGTTCGGATTATGTCTACCTACCCTTACCTCCGGGGCTCACAACGCCACCCGTCGACGTAACACTCTCACTGTTTAGTTATCAAGAACCCGTAGCTACACCTTCCCGTCTCCCCGATACAGCATCCGTCGGGCCGTAGCCCGTGGATCGTTTACCGTTGGACGAACGTCCGCGCGTGTAGCTGATGGACGCTGCATCAGCCGTGTACTGTAACTGGCTGATAACTATATTATATCATAGATTCAAGATCTTTTACCTGCCCGGGCGTTGGAATGGCAAGCAGGCAAAATTCAAAGTGCCAGTGTTCAAGGGTAAGCAGTGGTTTTTCAATTAGACGTTTGTTAGACGATTCTGTACCTAAAGCGGCGTAGATAGCACATTCATCGAGTCTAATAACAGTCTAAGCGCGTTAGACGGTAGGTTAGACGTTTCTCTAAGCCTAAGCTAGCGTGAATTTAGTCTCATACGAAGGTATATGAGCTAATACGACTTAATTCAGGAGAATTGTTACTGAGATATAGTGAATTGTTGCCCTTCACTCTTGCATGCTTGATCATAAGAGCATAGGTACTGAGGAGGCCTGATGGCTAGCGAATTTGACGACCAGTTCTCCTGGATCCCAGACGAGGCGATCGCCAACTTGCAGCAGGAGCGAGTGCTCAAGCCGGACCGCACCAACATGGAGCTTGCGCGGGAGATCCTGACGGACGCTGCTCCCATGGCGGCACAGAGTCTGGCGTTCCTTTCTACACACGCTGCGAACGAGAGCATTCGGCTGAAGGCTGCTCAGTACATCATCGACGGCGTTGTCGGTGGAAGCTGGAGCAGTGGCGGTGCTGGTGAGGACCTCCTCATGGCGCTCGTCTCCAAGCTCGCCGAGAACGACCCGGTCGCACGCTGACGACTACGGCCCTGTGGGAGCCTGAGACAAGCACCCGGTTGACAAGGAGCAGAAATGCCGAATAGGATACCACCGAAGATACAGCGGTCGGTGATTCTACGAGATGTGTCAGGGAACACGCGTGCGGTCATCGTGCTGAAGCGGCAGGGTGACATACCGGGTGGCACTCCGAGCGCGCCTGCGGTGGCGAACTCGGGGGCGGGTGGTACGCTGACTGCGGCGACGTACAGCTACAAGATCACCCGCGTGCAGAACGGGGCGGAGACGGCGGCCTCGGCAGCTGGTACCACAGTGGTTGCGGCGGGCACTACCAACAAGTGCACGATCACGCTGCCTGGTGAGGCTGGCATTCGCTACGGCATTTACGGCAGGGTCGGTGGCTCCGAGCTGTTCATCGGGTACTCCGCAGTCGCAGCTGTGTCGTTCGACGACACGGGGGCGGCTACCCCAGCAGGCGCTTTGCCGACTGCAGACAACCGCATCGGTGTGTACGATCCACACATCCTTGGTGGGCCGAGGGGTACCTTCGACGCGGGCGGGCCGATCAAGCCGGCTACAGCAGCACACGGCCAGACGAACGTGTACTTTAACCGTTGACCCGTTAAACCAGTGAGGGTGAAAAGCACCATGGGCAGATCACGTGCTCAGCGGTTTGAAGAGGAGCCGGCGGTTACGCCGAGGCAGCAGCGCGTTGAGGCTGCAGTAGCAAGGACACCGCGTAAGGAGACACCGCCACCCATTAGGACGAGGCGGAACCGCAAGACGGAAGAGCTCAAGGCAATACGAGCATCTGCAGGGGAGTAGAGTAGCGATGGGCGTCTACAACCCAACCGGATCCGGTGGCGTACACACCGACCGGATAATGTCTGGAGGCAAGAGAGTGGCAAAGGGCATGGGGTTTGCAGCAGCTGCAGCCTCTGCCGCCAAGAAGGCGGGAGTGCCTCTCAAGCAGGGGCAGGCAATGGTTGCGGCTGCGAGCCGTAGCGCATCACCAGCAGCGAAGAAGGCCAACCCGAACTTGAAGAAGGTGACGATGCCAGGGAAGAAGCGGTCGGCTGCGACGCCGATCAAGAAGACAAGCGGCAACAAGGGTACCAAGAGCAACATGCAGGCCGATGGCGCGAGCGGCGCCAGTGGCGGCGGCACGAAGCGGGCACGTAGCGCCGTGAACAGCAAGCGGCAGCGCATCGCCGGCGGCACGATCAAGAGCTCCACAGGCGGCAAGGGTACTCCGAGCTCGTCTGGAAGCCAGGCGTACTAGCAGTTGAGGAGCTCAGATGAGCACGTGGAAGCCAAAGATCGGCCGGCACGTCCTGGTCTTTGTGGCCAAGACTGTAGGTGGCAATGCAGCGTACCAGAAAGTACGCACTGCCCGTATCACCGCGCTCGGCGCTGGCAACCTGATCACGTGCCGAGTCGGACGGTTTTCCTCACCCTCGACTGAGATCTACACGAACATTGACCGGCGAGACGACCCGAACGAGAACCTGGCGGTCGTCAAGTACATACCGCAGTAGCAATGGTGCTAACTGCATTCCTTCTATATAGTGGGAGGGTGTTGCAACGTGAAGGGGATCGTAGATTTTATCAACGGGCACCTGAAGGCCATGATGGCCTTCCTGGGCACGGCAGTTCCGCTGTTCTTCGTGTTCCGTGTCGATGGCATGACGGCTGGTGAGTGGCAGACGCTGATCGTCACGAGCCTGGCTGCGGCCGGCCTCACGTTCTCCATCCCGAACACGGGACCGTTCGCGCCAAAGGGTGACACCCCTCCAGCTGAGCCGCCGGCCTGATGACGCTGTCGAAGCAGAACTACTTTGACCTGGTCGGGTACAAGCCGCACCCGAAGCAGGCATTGTTCCATGCTTCGGGAAAGCGTTTCCGGGTCCCGTGCTGCGGTCGTCGGTTCGGAAAGAGCCACATGGCGGCACGGGACCTCGGTTCCGAACTCTTCCTGCCGAAGAAGCGCTTCTGGATCGTCGGACCTACCTACGACCTCTCCGAGAAGGAGTTCCGGGTCATCTGGGACGACTTGATCATCGGGCAGAAGCTGGGCAGAGACAAGCGCGTCAAGAAGGCGTATTCCCGTCGTAGCGGGGAGATGTTCATTGAATTCCCCTGGCAAACTCGTGTTGAGTGTCGAAGTGCGGACCACCCAGAGAACCTGGTTG